ATTTATAACAAGATAGAGTTTTGGCGTTGTGATGGATGTGGAACAGAATATAGTTATCAATCAAATGCAGATTATAGAATCATTACTGATTTTAATTCTTTTGAGGGTAATCTATTATCACAATATTGTGGTAATAGCTGCGAAGTACATTGGGAGATGGGCTAATGCCTAATATATTTAGCGAACCTAAAGAACTTAAAAAATGGGCTATTGCTCTAGCTAATGCGTGTGGAGGTCAAGAAGTGTCACAGTCAAGTATTAAACTGAACAAGCACAATGTAGTTAAGGTGGATGAACTATTACAACAGTTTGCAGTAGATTACAATTTTCAAATGCAAGTTATGTTAGACGACTTAGACGAAGAACAAGATAAAACAAAGGAGGAAGAGTGATGTACATAATTATTGGAATCATAATATTTAGTTGGATTATGTCAGGCGTAATGGCAGACAATTATGCTTTAAGAAAAACTTTTAAAGAACAACAAAGATTAGGTGCTATTGATTTAGATAGATACAATTTTGTTGTTGGTATGCTCGACATACACCAACAGAACGATTTAAAAGTGTACCTAGATGAGGAGGCAACAAATGATATTACAAATTATTGATGGAATAAGTTATGTAAATGGTGTAAAACTAGAAATAGAAACAATACCTGAATCAGATATAGCTAAAAGTTTACATATAATAAATAAAGAGATTATTGAAAAACAAAATTCTATAAATAAATTATTGCAGCAAAGAGATGAATTAATTGTACATGGTTATAATCATAATTTTTCTGCAATAACCCTAGCTAAGATTTTAAATCTTACAAGGCAAAGAATATACGATGTACTAAACAAATATAAGGAGGAATAATGGCTAAATTTAATTTAGACAATTACGAAACAGTAGAAGACAGACTTAAAAAATTTTGGAAGGATTTTCCAAAAGGTAGAATAGATTCTAATGTCGTGCATATTACAGATGATGGAACATGTGTAACAATTAGAACAGAAATATTCAAAGACATTAATGATGACAAACCAGTCACAACTGGTATAGCACAAGAAACCAAAGGTCAGGGTGGGTTTGCCAATGCTGACGCTTGGATGGAAAACTGCGAAACATCTTCTATTGGTCGTGCATTAGCTAATTGGAATTACCAGGGAAGCACAAAACCAAGACCAAGTAGAGAAGAAATGTCTAAGGTCCAAGTAGAGAAAAAACCAGTTAAAAAACCTACACAAGAAGAACAGTCTGCTATGGAAAAAGTAGTTGATGAGATGGTAAAAGAACCTGCTAAAAATGTAGGTGAGCAGCTTAATAAAATTCTTGAAGGTATGATTGAGGATGAATCTACAAGAAATAAAATTAAGACTGATGTCTATTACGAGCTAGTAGAAAACAAAATTGCTGATGAAGACATTAACAAATGGACTGATTCAAACATGGACACATTTCTTACTAGAGTCGAAGATATGATGAACAAAGACAAACCAACAGTAGAAGAAAAATCACCAATAGAAGATGTATTTGGCGATGTTAAAGAAATAAATGATATTCCAAGTGGTAAATGGGAGGGCGAACCACCTACAGAAAATCAATTAAAAACTTTTAATGGTTGTCTAGCAAGAGCTACTGATGATGGTAAAACAGATTTAGTCAAAAAAGCTAAAGATTTTTTACATAGTGGTAAAGCAAACAAAAAGAATCTATTTGATTGGATAGACACAGACGCTGACCCATGGACATTAGTAGATGGTTCATGACGAGGGCTTAGAAAAAGTTGGTGGAGGTAACTTAGATAAATTAATTGAAAAGATTAAGGCAAGATACCCTAATCATAATTTTGATATACCACCTCCACCTGATACAAAATGCAAACAAGAATACGATTGTAAGAAATTAGGAAACATTACTTACAGAGATATGGAAGGAAATATATATTGTGGAAAAAGATACAAACAAACAAAAGAAAATAACCCATATAATTGGGAATATAAAGAGTGCCATGCCCTTTTGGAAAAAGCAGAACCAGAAGACAAACAAAAAGAACTCCCCTTTTGAGAAAAATAACTATGGGTACAATGGATTAATAATTATATTTAATAAGTTAGATATAAATCTATTTAATTGGATTCAAGAAGAAACAAAGCGTGAGAGAGGTGGTATGAAATTTACGCTGCCTAACGCTGAAGGTGAATTTTATTTAGGTTGGAACGATTTTTATAATATAGATATGAAATTTATAAACACAGGTAAAAAATTTAAATCAGAAATAAGTCTTGGTGAGTTTGAATACATGCTTAAAGAAATAGAAGCACAAAGAGATAGGCATGTCAAACAAATAGCAAGTTTGTTGATGAAAACATTTCCAAGTAAAAAAACTTCTGATAATCCAAGCGAACCTCCATTTTAGTGGGTAGTTCTTACCAGGATTCTTACGAATCTCGCAATAGAGGACAGGACATGGCAGATATTGCTATGCAAAACTATCTTAAAGCAAGTGGTTACAAAGAAAACAAAGACTATTTAAGAATAGGAACAGACCCAAAGACAAACAAATTAGATTTATTTTGGTTTGCTACAAAAATATTATTGCTGCCTGATTATATTTTGGTTGACGCAGGTTACATTTATTTTATAGAAGTAAAAGGCACTAACAAATTAAAAGAGGATGATTATTACCAGATACAAGAGATGGCTTACAAAGGTTCACGATATAAAGAAGTCAAAGTAGGAGTAATGTATTTTTCTAATAGTAATGCAAATCCAAAATGGTATGACCATCTTAAATTAAGAGATATGTGGATGGACGATACAATACCTATGAAATATTATCCTGAACTAGATTTTAAAGGTAACAAAAAACCTTACAAAGAAATGCCTTACAATGGATAATAATTATCCCATCCTTTATCACTTATTGTAAAAGATAAAACACCAGGATGACTCCATAGTCCTGTTCGTTCTGTGAAATCTATACTTGCGTCTATACTTGGGCATTGAAACCAGGTCCTGTCACCTTGTTGTTTCATACGAAGATGGTGATAGTGTGCAGTAACTAATATTTCTGCGTCACCTGCAGGTAACCACCCATACATTTGACCCTTCCACCAATTTTCTATTTTGTTTTCTGGATTTCCACTGCCACCTGTCATGTGACCATGAGTAAAACTAACCTTCTTACCTTTTATAATTACAGTCTGGTGAAACCCTTCAGGTATGTTAACTTCAACTTTAGAATATCTATCTGGATTAGCTGACATTATTTCTCTACATATTTGTAGGTGCATTGTGTCACTGTTATCTAATCGTGATGAAGCAACTTGACCTTTTGCTGTTCTTGTCATCTCACCATGATTACCAGGCACACCACATAAAGTTAATTTAGGTGCATGTGGTAAGAATGTATCTATGGTTTTCATAATCATTGACCTTGCCAATGCGTATTGTTCAATCAAAGACAAAGTGACTGAATGTGGTTGTGATTCGTAGTAATGAGGACTACACCCTTCTGTAATATCACCCATTCCCACCATATATATTTCATCTATCTTTACACCTAATCTACGCAAATCTTTTATTTTATTTACGCCATCTTGTAAAGCTCTATCATATCTTTTGATGGTGTTTTCAACTCCATAATCTTTTTTACCAAGTTGCCAGTCACTCATAAACCACATAAAAGCAGTATCACCTACATCAAATTTTTTAGTTATTGGTGGTTTTCTTTTTGCTTGTTTAAATAATGCCTGGAAGTATTTATCATGTCCAGGTTTTTTCTTCCTAACTATGCCTTTAAAAGCATAAAATGTTTCTGTGTTTCCACCTTTTAATTGTACATTCCACGAAGATGCACGAACCGAACCTTCTATTTCATAATGTTCTGGGTCGAATCCCCACTCTAATAATATAGAATCTAATTTGTTTCTATAGTTTGGGTCTGTACCTACATGAGTTATTTCACCTAACCCTGTTTGTTCGTTGACTTCTAGTCCAGGTTGCCATCCTGACTTGTAGAAGTTGTTACCCCATTCTTCAGGTATATTTGGCATAATACCTCCTTTGCCCTGTCAAGAATAGTATACAGTGTTAATGTGACAAAAACTACTTAGTAATTTGTTTTTTAGCGTATGTCTTGATAACTGCTAGTGCAGCACCACCACCTGCAAGAGCAGCTAACTGAATAGTTTCAGCTTCTACACCCACAAGAGGAGCAACTGTTAAAGCACCAATGAACGCTTCAATGAAGGTCCAGGCAGTTCTTTCAAGCATATCTTTGAGGTCTTCACTCATTTTATAACTCCATGCTTCGTTCCAAGGAGTCCACCCCACATCCTTCTTAAATGTGCCATCTTGGTTTCTTTTTCTATTATTTTTTTCAAATAAATCTGACATTATGTAATACTCCTACCATCAAGTTTAGCCTTTAAAACCTTTATTTCTCCACTAATCTCCTGTAGTTTTTCGTACACATCATTAGGTTCTTGTGCCTCTAATTGTATTTTGCTGTACTCTATGGTTACTTCATTACCTGCTAATAATTGTGCAGATACTTTTGGGTATAGTTTTTTATAAGCATTAGCCGAACTGCCTACCATACCATTAAAGTTAACATCTAAATCTTGTTGACTATCTCCGACAATAAGGCAACCTGAAGTATGCTCATCGGTGTTACCCTGGTGTATCAGTATATATTCAAATCCTGGAACATCCTGAATCCACAACATACCACGGTGGAATGTAGGATATTTACTCGTATAACGTTGATTAAATCCTCCAACTGTCCTTAATTTAATTTTGTAAGTTCCTTCAGGTATACAT